ACTTTAAACTTCTCATCATCGAGAGTTAAAAACCAATCTTCAAATGCCTCGCTCAACTGTCTATCTAAGCTATCTAAGTGCTCGCTTTCCGCTTTCGCTTTGGCTTCTTGTTGGCTTGCTGTCGTTGTTGGCTTTGTCGCTTCTGTATAGGGCTTCTCATCTTGCTTTTTACCTACACCTTTAAGCGATAGCCTTTCATTATCGCTAATGTAGTTCTTTTTCTTAGCCCATACAAAAGCTTTATGAAATTGCACTCTTAGCGTGTTCAATTTGTCTAAGTTTTGCACATTTTCACCGCCCGCCATTTGGTTTTTAAGCCTTGTCGCGTAGTCAACTACATTTTGCACACCTACTTTATCAATCTTTCCGTCTTGATTGAATAAAATCGATTGCAAAACTTGCTGAATAGAATTGATCGCGGATTCACTTTCAATAATAGCTTCATTCAATAGCTTTATTGATTCGCTTATGTCCTCGAAAGATTCCTTTGTATCACTTATGGAATTATGCGGGTTAGTGATGTCGCTTTTGTCCTCGCCTTGAAGACTGTCACGCTCTATCATTTTCAAAATGTCGGTCATTCCCGCATTCACTCTTAAGCTAGTTAGCTTGCTTCTGTCTAATTGTGTTGTTTGTTGTGTTGTCATATTTTCCTCGTTTATTTTGTTTTATTAACACGCGGGGAAAAGCCCTCGCGATTCTTAAAGAATACCTAAAGTCTTTCGGAATGTCAAATAAACTATAAAACTAAGCTACTAATTATTATTATATGAATCCTCGAATATCCCTCGAATAAAAATAAATCTGTAACGCGTTACAAAAATACCTCGATACATCCTCGGACAATCCCGCGACCGATTCCGCGAGAAAATCGAGCCCGCGACCGACTAAGAAAAAGCCGAGGAAAGCGAAGCCACCCAACCCTTTTAAAAAAAACTTATCCCGGCGAAACCTATGCACAGGTAAAATTTTATATTTTTCAGATATACCTCGCACATCCTCGACAGATTCGGGCATACTGTGTTAATCAATGCCAAACTGGGGTTGACTTTTAGTGGTTTATACTTTATAATATTGTTTATCTTTGTTGTGAAACAGATAGATACCTAGATAATACTAAAGAAGGAACGCCAGCTAGTCAACCAGTTATAAATTCTTTGGTATACGCTAGGAATCTAAGAAGCAACAATATTATTTTAAGGTATAATACTAGTATATGGCACATAAAGGCAAAGTATCAACTGATTCCGAAGAGGAAATCAGACAAATTGAGAAAGAATTGGAGGAAGAAGCTAGATATGCAGTAGCTTCAGCCAAAGGAATAGTACCAGCAGACGCTGTAATCAAGATTGAGCGTAAGATGGGCAGACCCACGGGCGGGTTATCCCAGGAATCTAAAGCAGCAGGGGGCAAAAAGTCCAGAATGAAGCGAGGTCAGAAATACAAACCTACAGATGATGACTATTCTAAGGTAGAAGAGATGGTTACTATAGGATTAGACCAGCATACAATAGCAAAAGTAATGGGTATTTCTAATGCTACCCTTACAAAATATTTTGCACACAATTTGCTAGTAGGTAAAGAAAAAAGAACCGCCCGCGTTGCTGGTGTAGCCTATGAAATGGCAGTATCTGGGGAATCTCCTAGTATGACTACGTTTTGGCTTAAGACACAAGCTGGCTGGTCTCCTAAGCACCACGTTGTTGTAGAAGATAGGCAGTTTGACATACAGTGGGCTCAAGATGAAAAGGATATTGCAGACGCTAATCAGATATTAAGGGAAAAAGATAGCAAGTTACACTAGTATCTATGCAAGAGGAGAGAAAATCTATAGTAATACCCTACACACCTAGGGAATTACAAAGGCACTTACACACAACGCTAGATAGATTTAATGTTGTAGTGTGCCACAGAAGGTTTGGTAAGACTGTGTTTGCTATAAATCAGCTAATTAAAAGTGCTGTGGAAGATATAGGTAAAAGTAAGCCCGCACCTAGATATGCATACATAGCACCACTATTCAAGCAAGCTAAAACAGTTGCCTGGGATGAATTGAAGAGATTGTGTGCTGTATTTCCCGAAGTAAAGTTTAACGAGGCAGAACTAAGAGCCGACTTTATGGGAGCAAGGATACAGTTGTACGGGGCTGACAATTATGACACTCTAAGAGGAATTTATTTAGATGGGGTCGTGCTTGATGAGTACGCTCAGATGAACCCTAAGATGTTCTCTGAGGTTATAAGGCCCGCACTATCAGATAGAAAGGGGTATGCAATATTTATTGGTACACCTAAAGGCAAGAACGAATTTTATGATTTATACCACTCTGCCCCAGAGAAGAAGGGATGGGCTAGATTCTTATACAAGGCGAGTGAAACAGGAATACTAGACGATGAAGAGCTGGAACTTGCGAAACAAGATATGGCAGAAACTGAATTTGAACAAGAATACGAGTGTTCTTGGTCTGCTGCACTTAGAGGTGCGTATTATGCTAAAGAGATTGAAGCTGCTTATGATGAAGACCGAGTGGGGAAAGTCCCTTATGACCCGTCTAAGCAAGTAGTAACAGCCTGGGACCTTGGGGTCTCAGACGCAACTAGCATATGGTTTGTACAATTTGTTGGTAAAGCAGTACACGTTATAGATTATTATGAAAACTCTAACGAAGGATTGCCTCACTATATAGAGGTACTTAACAGAAAAGGTTATCATTACGGTGCACACATAGCACCGCACGACATAGTAGTCAGAGAATTTTCTACTGGAAAGTCAAGACGCGACCTAGCATTTGACCTAGGCATAGACTTTCAAGTAGCACCTAAGTTAAAGGTTATGGATGGTATAGACACTACCAGAACTTTTCTAAACAAATGCTGGTTCGATCAGGAAAATACTAAGAAAGGACTAGAAGCATTACTACAATATAGAAGTAGTTATGATGACAAGAAAAAGATATGGTCACAAAGACCAGTCCACGATTGGACATCACACGCTAGCGATGCATTTAGATACTTGTGTATAACAGATGTAGTGTTCACAGGTAATGATAGTGTCTGGGGAAGGGAACTCCCTGAGACTGATTTAAGTTGGATAGTATAAGGAGAAGTATATGCCAATGAACCCAAAGTGGTTAGAAAATAAAATATTAGAGATGGCACAGGACATCAAAGACCTAAAAGAAATAATGAAGGCAGTTAGCAATAGTCCACCACCCAAAAAACAAACCACTTACCCGATAAACAAAGGTAAATAATTTATGGCTAAAATGACAAAAAGGGAGCTATCTGCTCACCTAGAGCAGGAAATCAATGCTGCTTTAGGGTACAAAGATGGAAAGCTCACGGAGCAACGCTCTGATGCATTAGACCGTTACTATGGTAAAAGGTATGGTAATGAGCAAGAAGGTCGTTCTCAGATTGTCACAAGAGATGTAGCCGATGTAATCGAATGGATTATGCCTAGCCTTATGAAGATATTTACTTCTGGGGATCAGGTAGTCAAGTTTGAACCTCAAGGTCCAGAAGATGTTGAGATGGCAAAGCAGTCTACAGACTATGTAAACTATGTCATTATGAGACAAAACCCTGGATTCTCTACAATATACCAGTGGTTTAAAGATGCACTACTGCAAAAAAATGGTGTAATAAAACACTACTGGGATGACAGCAGTGAAACATTAAGAGAAGAGTACAAAAACTTAACAGAAGAAGAGTTCACTGCACTCTTGCTAGATGACAATGTTGAAGTAAAACAACACACAGAAAACGTAGGCGAAGGAGAAATGACTCTAGAGCCCACTACACACGATGTTGTAGTAAACAGAACATACGAGGATGGGCAGGTAAGAATAGAGCCTGTACCACCAGAAGAATTTTTAATTGACAAGTATGCCAAGACAATTGACAGTGCAAGGTTTGTCGCTCACAGAGTAAAGAAAACTAAGTCAGAACTATTAGAACAAGGTTATCCTAAATCAAAAATTGAAAATGTATTCAATAATGATGAAGCGGATTACAAAGCTGAAAGACTTTCTAGATTCTCACACGAGCAAGACAACTCACCAGAAGGTGATATTGATGATGGAGTCTGGGTTACAGAGTGCTACCTAAGAGTAGACTATGATAACGATGGTATTGCTGAATTAAGAAAAGTAACG